AATTACTAGGACTGGTGGTACAGCCCAAGTAGCCACAAATGCAGCCAGCATAGAAAAATACTTTTTACAATCTTATTATTTAGATGGCCTACTTATGCAGACAGATGCTGTAGCCCTTGATTATGCTCAGGCTTATGTTGCAAGTAGAGCAGAAACAAGCATTAGATGTGATTCGGTTTTACTTGATTTGTATAGCCCAGATTACAACACAGGCATAATAGCTGCCCTAAGCCTAGAGTTTTTCGATCCAATCAAGGTAATCACCACCCAGCCAGGTGGCTCTACTATAGAGAAAACCTTGCAGATCTTTGGCACACGTAATGTAATTACACCAAATAGTTGGAAAGTCCAATTCACCACTCTAGAGCCGATCATAGACGCATTTATCCTAAATGATACGATTTATGGCACTTTAGACTATAATGTCCTAAGTTACTAAGGAGTACAAATGGCTAAACAGACGTTTACGACAGGGCAGGTATTAACAGCTGCTCAGATGACATCTTTGCAACAAACCGCTATGGGCGGTGGATCACCTGTTACTAAAACAGCCTCTTATGTATTAACAGCTGCCGATGCTGGCACTGTAATTCAAATGAACAGCGCATCTAGTACAACCATTACAGTTAATACTGCTTTATTTTCAGCTGGAGATTCTGTTTTTATTCAGAATATAGGTGCAGGTGTTTGCACAATTACTGCTGGTACTGCAACCGTTACTACTGCTGGCTCATTAGCATTAACTCAATGGGAAGGTGGCACTTTATATTTTACATCTGCAAGTGCATCTATTTTCTTTGACTATATTCAAGCAGGAGTATCAATCCCTTTAACCACAAAAGGTGATTTGTTTGGTTATGATACTGCTAACGCCAGAGTACCTATTGGTACAAACGGACAAGTATTAACAGCCGATTCAACTCAATCATTAGGATTAAAGTGGGCAGCTGCAGCTGCAGGTGCAAGTTGGTCTATTGTTAACTCAGGCGGAACATCATTATCAGCGGCAACAACAGTAACAGTTTCAGGTATAAGTGGTGCTGACAAAGTATTAATTTTAGTTACTGGTGCAAGTACGGGCGGTTCATCTACAATAGCCTTTAGATTAAATACTGATACTGCAAGTAATTATTACAATTTTGGTGGTTATGTAACTGCTACAAGCACAATAGCTTCACTTGTTCAACCTACAAGCGGTTCAGGAAGTTCTAAAATTACTTTTGCAGAGACACCCGAGGCTGCTGCCACGGCTTCTGGATTCTTATTATTAAGTGGTGGTAATTCATCAGGCGTAAAGGCTTATAATTATGGTGGTGCTGCATCAAATTCAGGAGTTGCAGTTGGTCAAGTCGGTTACTGGGGTGGTGGATACTACAACTCTAGTTCAACAATTTCATCAATAAGTATTAACGTAACTGGCACTAATTTTGATGCTGGCACAGTCTTTGTTTACACAAGCGCATAAGGAGATAATATGAAAATAATTGAAAAAGATTTTAATGTAGTTACAGGTGAAGAGAATATCACCGAACGTGAAGAATCTGCATTTGAAAAATCAGAGCGTGAATTATTTCAATTGAATAAAGCACAATCAGAAGCCGAAACTAAAATAAAAGCAACTGCTAAAGCAGCACTATTAGCAAAACTTGGTATTACTGCCGAGGAAGCTACTTTACTTCTTTCATAATGAAGCCAAAGTTATGCGCAGCTGGTGTAACACTGAGGGATGCTGTTGATACCTGGATGCCAGATCGCAATTCTGCCAGCGATGGGTGGGTGGCTGATTCTCGTCATGCCACCAGAAAATCGGATCATAATCCAGACGAACTTGGGTGGGTGCGAGCCATTGATATTGATGCTCGGCTGGGTACATCCAAAGGGCTGTCGTTATATCTTGCTGACCAAATCCGCAATGCTGGCGAAACCGATAAACGCATATCTTACGTAATTCATATGGGCAAGATCGCTAGTCCTAAAAAAGGCTGGGCATGGCGCGAGTACAAAGGATTTAATGAACACCGCCACCATATCCATATTAGCTTTACAAAGTTAGGCGACACAGATGGCAAAGAGTTTGATATACCACTACTAGGAGGCAAAATATGAATATGAAGAATCCTTACATACTTACTGCTGGTGCATTTTTATCAGCCTGGGCAGCATCAAACTTTGCAGCTGATTATCGTGCCGTATTGTGGGCAGTGTTAGCTGGAGTGTTTGGTTATGCAACTCCTAAAAAATGAGTTTGGCAGAATGGGCAGCGTTTGGCGCTGGCGGTTGCGCCGTGCTGAGCGCCGTGCTAATAGGATTACGTTTCTTAGTTAAAGGCTGGCTTAATGAGTTACGCCCGAATGGTGGCTCCAGCATCAAAGATCAAATTACGCGTCTAGAAGGGCGTGTTGATGACCTGTTTATTTTAATTAGTAAGCAATAATTTTAACATGGCAACTACACGCAGGCGCAAAAAGATTAATAGGCGCAGGGTGCGTAAATCACCTGACCCATTAACTAAGCTTGAGGTTTTCTATATTGCCAAACACGAGATGTACAAAGCTGCACGCAAGGCTGGATTCAGTGAGCCCGTTGCGCTGTACCTAATGGATAGCCCCGAATCTATGCCCGACTGGGTCGTAGGCGAAGGCGGCATTATTCCTACTATACCTACTCCAGATGAGGAAGACGATTAAGCGTTACTTAGTGATCAGCGATCTCCAAGTACCATTTCACCATATAGAAGCAACAAAAAATGTAATTAAGTTAGCACGTAGGGAGAAGTTTGATTCTGTACTGGTGGTCGGCGATGAAATTGATTTTAATACAATTAGTAAGTGGGCCGAGGGCACACCTTTGGCTTATAGGCAGACCATTCACGATGACCGCGAACTTACTAAAGAGATACTTTGGGATCTAAGTGAGTACAGCAAGGAATGCCACATCATTCGCAGCAATCATACGGATAGGCTTTACAACACTTTATTAAAAGTACCTGGCCTAATCAGCTTGCCAGAGTTGCAGTACCCAAAGTTTATGGGGTTTGCCGAGATGGGCATGACTTACCACAAAGAGGCCTACGAGTTTGAGCCAGGGTGGATGCTTGCCCATGGCGATGAGGGAAACATGAGCCAGCATGCTGGTATTACAGCTTTAAACCTTGCTAAAAAATGGGGTAAATCAGTTTTGTGTGGCCATACGCACAGGCTGGGCATGTCTGCCTATTCAGAGGGCGTAGGAAGCCATTACAGGGCCTTATATGGCGTAGAGGTAGGTAATCTAATGGATCGAAAGAAAGCCTCTTATTTACGCTATGGAAGCGCAAATTGGCAGATGGGTATTGCTATACTAGAAGCCGTAGGAAAGACGCTAACACCAACGTTAGTGCCTATCTCAAAGGATGGCTCATTTACCGCACTGGGCAGGTACTACGGGTAACATCGTTACCAAAACGTTATACAAATACGCCCCAAAACTATCCACAAAATCATACACAGGTGCAACAATATTGCTATGCCACAAAGTATGTGAGCATAGTTAGGGCTATATGAAGATACAAATTGATTTAAAAGCTGCTGATTTTGAACAGCTGTGGAACAACTCAATGGAGTGGATGGGTCAAGATTGGGAAAAACAAGAAGACCGATTTGATCCAAAACCATTTTATAGTTGGCATTACGCGTACTGGTTTGATAATTACGCTGCATTAAAACTAGCAGAGGGTTTTATAAGCGGCCTAGGCAAAAACTACGCTGTGCATAGCGATGAAGGCACAGGCGACTGGGTGTTACTTACTAACTACGCAAGTCCTTGCCATTTACGTAAAACCTTGGTGAGCGCATGAGCCTAAAAGAAGCTGGGTTAATGTGGGTAGCCACCATGGTTGCAATAATAGTTGCGCATGGCTTTTATGAGAATGCTAAAACTGTGGCGTATTGGCGTGGTAGGCATGATGGTTGGACAATGCACCGCAGGATGATAGAAAACAAAATTGATGCCAACGACAACTGAGCAGTTATTTAGTGAAACAGTTGAGATACTGCACAGCAGAGGTACGCAGTATGGTCACCCAATTAGTAACCACAAACGTATTGCCGAACTGTGGTCAGCTTACCTGGGTTATCCAATACAACCAAACGAGGTTGCAATTTGTATGTGCCTGGTCAAAATCAGCCGACAAGCTGAGGATCCAGGAGTCACTGACAATTACAAAGATGCACTGGGATACATTGCAATTGCCAAAACAATTACCGATGCAATGCAAGACGAGGATGGGGTGTGGCAATAATGGCATTTGATCTGAGTCAATACGAAACAGTTGATGAAAGACTACATAAATGGTGGGGGTTATATCCAGATGGAAGAGTGGAAACAGAAGTTATCGAGGCCACAAACACTAGATTCATTGTTATTTGTCGGCTATTCAAAACGGAAGCAGATCTCAAGCCGTGTGCTACTGGGCTTGCGTCTGAGACTGTTAGTGATCGTGGCGTTAATGCGAATTTTGCTCTTCCTAACTGCGAAACAAGCGCAATTGGCAGGGCGATTAGCAA